TGTTTGGAGTTGAGGCCGCAATCCTCGGGACCTACACGTCTTCTGCGTGTAGGATTTTAATTATGCTCTCTGGTAGCGTGCCAGCAGCATCCGTGTTGTTTTTGTTTCGCGTGCAGAGGACCCCCCTGGCGTCCCAGTCTGTACAAATCCCCGGTCGACACGCCAATCGCTATTTTTGGTATGCCCTTGTCCGAATCCTTTCCTTTGTCCGAACAAAGAAGAGGACTCAGACGCGAGTCTGAAATGCGCCTCACATGAGGAAAGGCGCGACGGCAAGAGCTGCGCCGCCCATGTCCGCCACCACATCCGCGATGTCCTCGACCCCATGGCCGCATGCCTCAGCGTCGCTGATGACTTTAGCCCATGTGGCCTCGGAGGCCGGTGTGTGGTTGACGTGGCTGGCATAAGCAGGATTGAGAGGATCGAAGCGCATGCGCCACTCAACAGTCACGAGGAGCTGGAGCGGCACGCCGTTGGGGTTGTAAATGAAGATGGGTGCGAGCCCCTCCAGGTCGGTGGGGTACGCTGCCTTCGTCCACGTCTGAGGGCCGCTCGGCGAACTGACGCGAGGACAAAAGTCGGACAACACGGACATGTTGTTCGGCACGGCGCTCACCTGAACACCACGCAGAGCCAACTTGCCAGCTGAGCACAACCTTGGGGCACTGTATGCCACCAGTTCCTGTGCTACGTTGTCCCACGTACGGCTGTCACCCATGAGATCCAAGACAGTTTTGGCCCTCCCGATGTAAACAATGCCACTTGTCATTTGTAGGGCGTCAGGATTCATGATCTGAACGGTCATGGCCGCTGGGACCATCTTTGCACCGTTGATCGCCGCGTCTGCAAGCGCGGCACTGGCGCGGAAATTGGCATTGCCTGTGCTGTTGATGGGCGAAGTCGGAGTAACACTGCTTACCCCTACAAGATTAAGCCAGGTGGTCTCAGTAAATTCGTTCGCTGGCCCCTTGAATGTGCCAAACAAACTGAACCTGTTGGGAGCCTGGAAGATGTCAGTCGTGCGCACGACAGTGTACGCGCCGACTGCACGGGGCAGAGGCAGGTGGGCTGGGTTCATGGCGTTCAACACCTGCCGCAAGTTCACCTTCTTAGCTGCTGCCTTGCGGCGCGCTTGAGGCTTGGGAAAGGCGGACTTGGTGACGGCGCCGACACCCTGCTTGATTCCGACAAGCTTGGCACCCCCGCGCTTCTTCATCTTGAGCGTCTTCTTGACGCCAATTTTGCGCAACATCTTAACCATAATGGCGATTGGTATCTCGCTGGAGACCTGAACTGACCAGGCCTGAGTCCTCACCAGGTCGTCGTGAGCCATCGACTCCGATGGACTGACGGAGTGAAACTGTGAAACTATGTACAGAGCGATTTGTGTGTCCAAATGTTCATCGTAGGGTGGACCACACATGCACACACCCAAGACAAGTTCTCCGCACGTGCTCGGCCAAAACTATCGGGTTTCCCCGTTCGGCGCCGAGCCAGGGCGATCAACTCCTGGTGCTTCCAATTAGGTGGGCTCAAGAACCACCTACGACCGACATGACATGAATGGGATCAACGGCTACCATGGATGTTTGATAGTCAACGTGAGAGGTCGGCGGGCTTGGAAAAACTTGTCTCTTCTACTAGGTGCGGCCAGATTTGTCAAGCAGTGCTGGCACACATCGCAACCATTCTTTGGTTCCCCTTCCAACACTCCACGCCATTACAGCTTGGGTGCCAGGGTCACATCCCTTCGGGATGCGCGGGAGAGGGGGAACTCCTGTATCGATTAAGGCGGCTAACCCTCCGCGGTTGCAAACCCGCGTCCGATACGGCCTTCACCTCAGGCCAGCTCCTTCCACTGGACCGGCAGGCTGCGCCCTGCTTGCGCTCATCAAGCGAGGGGTCAAGAATAAGCCTGGCTTCTTGGGGTTTCTCCCTTCTGAACCCCGGACAAAGGAGAGGGGGGCGGATTGTCCCCTTGGTTTGCATATGTCCTACGCCATCTCCCCTGAGGCATTTCCTCCTCAAGGCCTGGGACTTCTAATTAAACAACACGGAGTGAAACATTTCTCCACCACAACTAAAACGTGGCGCTAGGCCTCAGCCATGCGCCACGACTGTGGAAGGCTCGCACGAAAGCCATCCCAGTCCTTCAGCACCTCGTAATCCCACAATCGCAACGTGAACTGTGACAGTTCTTCCTCGGTGCACTCAAACCCTACCGCTGCCAAACGATCTCGTTCTGAGCTGTCGAATGACATGGCGGCACCATTCTTGAGGTTGATTTCTGCCACAATCTCGGGCTCAGCGAACTCGGCGTCACTGCCGCATGTCCGCATGACTAGATCTCGGTCAACCTTCGTCTTGACAGTCAAACTCTCGTAAAACCGCAAGTACTTGGTTGAAATCGTGGGCGACAATCCTGCAAATTCATATGCCCTGGACAGTGCCGCGGCTCGCGATATGGCTTGGCAGCCATTGCGATCCTCCGCCTTGAAGCACTCAATCATCGTGGGGCTGCATGAAATGCCTGCACGAGCAAAACACCGGTCAATCTCTGGCATGAGCACCCCTGTGGGCCCATTCTTGTCCAACGCGTGGTAGTAACCAGTGAATAATGCTCGCGTCTCACGAATAAAGATCTTCATATTGAACCCTAAACGTTCCCACCTCTGCATAAGGGAAACATATAGCTCATCGTCCTCCTTTATTTTTGGTGTCGTCGAGAGGAT